CAAGCGATTGCGAACTCCTGATTGTTCATATCCAGAGTGGACTTGTCATTCACCATCTTGAAACGAAACAATGGACTGCCATTGGGATCAAGGATATTACAACTAGTCAGGGTTAGAAATACCTCTACCCTCTTCAGTTCTTCTAGCGACCAATGCTGGCGCAGTTGAAGTTCTGGTATCAGATCCTCGGGGTCACGGTTGATTACATTCGTGACTTCCGAATAAATATGAGAGCGCTTCTCGTTCTGAGACTGAGTGGCCTGACGAATACTTACTCTTGTAGGCTCACCATCATTGCCATAGGCAAGGTCTGAGCGTTCCAGAACAAAGTCTTTCTCGGTTGGTAAGGATAACTTTAGTGGCATGTCATACTCCTTTTTGAATAAACATTCAACTATTCTGATGTGGAGATAAGCCTAGAGACTGAAGGGGTATCAGTCTCTAGGTTGTTATCTCGGAGGGGTTAGCTAGGCCAGTCGTAATTGGCCTTCTGATTGCGGAGTTCAAAGGTGCAGTAGTCACCCGTTGTGTCGAGTGCCACACCGTTGAAGCGCATAAGAACCGCATCGTTACCTGCAAGGACGATTCCACCCTGTAATGATAACATAGCTTCCGTAACTGTGGTAAGCAGTTCGTAAGGCTGTGACTCCCCAGGCATGTTGTCGGGGGAAATCATTCGGTAGGTCATGCTGGTTGTAAACGGCTTGGATGACCAAGTTGTTCCGTCAACAGCACCAGTCAAGATCGCCCGATACAGAGATGGATTCTTCCACTTCACCACCAGATCGATACCGACCTGACGGCTAATAACGGTGATGTCCTCAAGGTACGGCGAACCGTAGACCTTTTCCTGCCGAATGTCCAAGTTCTGATTGGCGATGGTGATTACCGCATTGACAACAGGCAAGTTACCGTATGTGGGGGTATTGATATACCCGCCAGGGGTAGAGCCGATTCAAGGGTGAACTCTCTACCGAGAGCGTCAACACGAGCAGCGATTAGACCTTCATTCGCCAAAGTCCATGCGAAACCAAGCACCTTGCAGTCCTTGTAGATTTCGCCAAGGGAGGGATCTCCTGGCTCACCAGATGGGGGAATGTACTTCCTGAATCCCATCCAGGGAACGAAACCAGGGTTAGAGGGGTCGAGCTTGAACACATGGTTGTAAACTCCACCTGAACCACTGGTAGTATCGCAGTAACCAAGTGCGCCTTTCAGCAAATAGCCGACAGACGATTCTAAACGGGGGTGGATCGTGAGACCACCGCCAACCATAACACCCGCTTTGAAGGGGATGGTTGGAAGAGGACGACCGCCAACTTCGGGAGGCCCGAGTCGCTGATCGTCTTGGATCGCTAAGTCACCAACGGTAGCCTTGTGTCGATACCATTCGCCCGCAGGAACATCATAACCCTTTCCTTGCTGTGGGCCGAAGCCCAATATACCAGCTTGTGCAACAGTAGCCATTTTAATCTCCTAATATGGTCTGTGTGTAAGGGCTTGCCATATCAGTTTGCCTCGCCAAAGGTACTGGTTTTCAGGGCCGCCACCTTCAGTGAGTAATCCTGATATGACCATCAAGTAGTAGGCACGTTCTCCAAATTCATCGACTAGATCTGCAACATTCACTCTTTCTGCGTAGTATTCCGCACGTCCACGAACTGTTTGAGCATAGTTTGCTGCCACATCCTGATCAAGATTGTCGGTCACGTAGTATGCACCGATATAAATCGTGCCACGTCGCCACCAGTAGTGGCCTCCTCCAATCTCGCCAGCAGGAAAGCTCATCTTGAGGTTTTCCATCTCGTCTACCGTGACCCTTCCGTCCATCAGAGATGGATCATCGGGATCACCAGATGTCACGTAGAGATAGATGTTATTCTCGATAGGTGACGCCTGAAAGCGGTAAGGCTTTACAACCTTCGCCTTGATGTATTTGTCGCTGACGGCAACTCTTAGATCGCTGTCGAGCTGAGTGGCAAGCCTGTCAACCAGTAGATGAGTGATATGACTCACTGCGCTACTCGCACGAAGGGAGGCATCATCTTCATTTCTTGGGCGAAACGCTCAAGAAGATACTTTGCCTCAACCTTCAAGGGGTTATGCTCGGGGTTTCCGCTGTCCATTCGCTGATTGAATTGTCTGATCTGTGCGGCGTCTACCGCTTTTGGCATCAGACAGTGTGCGCCTGTATAGTAAACCATACCGATATGAGCGGGAGCAGGGACTTCGAAAACGAAGTCTGTATCTGTATCGCTCGAGGGCGCGTTCCAATAAGCAAAGTAATACAGCTTCAACTCAGCATTGCTAGACAACTCTTCAGAAAGAGACAGATAACCATGTGGGTATTCAATCCAGTCGATATAGGTCGAGCCTACGTTCCTGGCAGTACCAGACGCAAGAGTAGCCTTCGGTATGAAATCGCCAGATGATAGAAGCTGAACTGACTGCATTTGATAGCAATCAGAGGGGAGGGAATAAATCCCTCCCGCTCCTAGTGATCCGCTAGTAGTGTCGGTTGCGATCTCTGAGGTGGCCTGTTTGGGTAGCCAAGGAAGTACAGCAGTGTGAGCGGCTACACATCCATCATAGATAAGCTCGTCGTCAAACAAGTTGCCGTCAGGATCGCCAAGGACACGCAGAACCTTTCCAGAGAAGTCACTGAAGGTGATACTCATGCTCTGTCCTATTGGACAACCGTTGGGCCTTTCACCCTGGTCGAACCAGCAGAGAATACAACTTCGAATACTTCAGGTTGATAAGGCTGATAGCCCATGTACTGATCGAAGCTGAAGCGATGAATCGCATTGAAGTCGTCAACGGGGTCTAGTGCATAGAACAGCGGTTGCTGTGCAACACCAGCGACAATGGCCTGTGGGCCACCGACGAAGATGGTAGCATGGATATTCCGAGCCTTGGTGACGTAGGCATATACCCCGCCTCCAAGATCGGTATCGAAGTCAACCAGCACAGGCTGATCAAGAACCAGCCTCTTGTTGCCCTCGTCAACAGCCACGATGCGGCGATTGGTGAGTTTGCCTTCTTGGTAATCTACGCCATCGGTAACACCGTATGCGGAAGTCGTAGTCGCATGGATCGTGATGATGTCATTGACAGCAAAGTCTGACATTGATCCAGAGGTCGGGGTGTCCAACTGAATGTAGTTGGTGATTCCACCAGTTGTTTGACCAACTTGGTAAGTACCATCAACTTTGGTTGTACTCGGATTTGGAGCGCCATCGCCAGCCGTAACAGCGGCATTGACAGGCGCACGAGCGAGGATCGTACCAGTGTTCCAAAGCGTACACTTTGGAGTCTGGATGTAACGAACATTCTTGAACGCACCGACTTCGTACCGTAGCAAGATACGATCTTGCAGGTACTCATGTACACCCTTCCAGTTATCATCATCCTGAATGTCATGGATAACGCCAGGGGAGGTAAATGCGAAGATCGAGCCTTCAGCACCGCTCGGCCCAAGAGCCTGAGCAAGACCTCGGTTAGCCATACCAAGCCAGATGTCAGAACCGATATAGGGGTCGAATTTGTCACCAACCACAACTTCAGAGAAGTCTGCACGATCATTGATAAACAGATTGTAGCCTGTGGTTTGTGAGCCAGCGATAAGGGCGTTACGAGCAAGCAGGTCATTCATGTCTACTTCTGCAACACCCAATGAGCCACGAGCAATAGCCCGTAGTCCAGCCTTGTTGTTCTTCTTCCAATAGGTAACCATATCGTCGTACTTGTGGTACGCAATCTTGTTACCGTTGTGCTGGAAGGTGATCTCGACTGAGCGGGAATCAATGTGCATTGATGGCATCCAAATCTGACGTGCCGCCAAAGGCGTGATGTCAGGGTGCGGGTCAAGCAACTGTGATACCGTCATCGAGGTCGCACGAACGTCTAATAGGCTGCGGGTAAAGGTAAGAATCGGACGAAACACAGAGCGCAAGCGCCACATGTCAATCAGGTCAGGATCTAGCCAGGTTCGCTGGTTTTTATCCATAACACTGAATGGTTCATCCGAATAATAGGTGTCGAAATCACCTACAGATGAGAGAGCCATTTGAGTTCACCTCGTGATATTAGGCTAGCCTTCGTTCAAGTCCATCCACTGCGATTGCAGTTGTTCAAAGCGCCGTCGTTTTTCAGGGTCGTTCGTACCTGCTAGCGACTGCATTTCATTGTAGATCTGATCGGCGTCCAATGGTTTAGGTTCTTTGGGTTCAGTCTTACCTGTCCCAATCCCCTTGACCTTCTCGTCAGTTGCCGTTTGCACCTGAGAGCCAAGTGTCTCCCTAAAGGAGTCGAATACAGATCGCATCTCTTCTTCAGTTTGCGCTGAGGGTAGGAGACCCTTCGCCTCGAACGGCGCTAAATCCTGGTAGTCGCTCATGATGAGCTTCTGCCGCTCGATGGTCGCATTGAAAGCGTTGACTTGAGATTGCAAGCCTTCGATTTTTTCGGAAGCTTCTACGTTCTTGATAGAGATCTGGTCTTTCTCGGTAGTGGCGGTTCTGACTTGCTGTTTCAACTCTTCAATCGATGCGTTCAGTTCATTCTCTGTACCTAATAGCTGATTGTGTTCGTCAAACAACTTGTCATACTTGCGCTGCAAACCTTTGTAAGCTGACTCCCAATCCTGCCCCTTAGCAGGTTCGGGCGTCTTGCTCGACACGTTGGCCTCGGGTTTCTTGGTCGTAGCCTCTGTTGCAGAGGTTTCGGCCTCGTTTCCTTCGGGTTTCGGGTCATCGGACATTGGATAATACCTCGCTATTTATTACTAGTCTTAGCAGGTGTGCCTTGTGAAGCACTTACGCTAGACTGAGCAACACCTGTCTCTTCCCCGAATCCCTGCGTGTTCCCTTCGAGGCCCATGTCTACTAGCTCCTGCCAGAAATCAAGAATCTTCTCGATCTCATCGGGAGCATCTTCGACACCAAGCATCTCAAGTAGTCGCTCGGGTGATCCAAGTTTAGCCGTCATCAAAGCCACTGCTTCGTTGACTATAGCCTCTTGGTCTCGAGGAAGTACTGGATTCCACTCTTGTCTGATCCGTAATCTCACATGCTGTTCTGTGATACCTGCAACTTTCTTCACTTGCATCATTCTGAGGAGCATCCTAGACAACATATCCAATCCAGTTGTCCAGAAGATCCTTTCTGCGTCGGTATGAGAGGTTAGAGAAATCATTCGTGTGGTCAATGTTAGACCCGATCTCTGGCTACCCTCATCCTCGCCGTCAATAACAGATGGTATGTAAACCAATCTGCGGAACATTATGTACAGCAACTCTACAAGTTTATACATTGGCTCTGAAGCCGCTGGCTTACGCAGTTCCCAAATATCGGGATCGCCCTCACTACCAGTAATAGCAGGTTTGCCCAACACATTGATTGCGTTCAGCCCTGGCGCTAGTTGCTGTACCTGTGGAGCGCCCTCCACATGTTTCATACCAAGGTATGAATGAGAATCGGTCGTAACTGCATCTCCATAGTCTGCAATCCTTAGATTCAACTCTCGGATAATGCCCGTAACGTGATCGATTATGTTCTCGCCATAGAAGCCGTAGGTTCGAATGTGGGGTATATAGACAAATGGGATGAAGCCCCAAATGTTATCACCCGACAGGTCTATCCACCTGTTATCTACCCACCTCTTTGCTGGAACGCCATTGATTGTGATCTCGACACTATTCCGTGTCCAGTGTTCCACCATCCAGCAATTGTCGTCCTTGTCTATAACGACACCATGCTCTTCGGCCTCATCATGGTTGATTGGTTTTATTATCCAGACCTCGCGTAAGTTCCAGAAGTCATCTCCATCTGGTAAGCCCACGAAGTTCTTTGGATGTATCGATTCTATTCTGAATGGAATTGTTCTAAGCTGATCTGTTGGATCGTAACTTATTCTGAATACGCATCCCCCGTATATTTGCGACTGAGCGCCACTCTTCCACTGGATTGCCCTGCCGTTGTTTTCCCACCATGCTTGATACAGGGCGTCCTCTGCCTCCTGAGCAAGTTCTTTTTCTTCCTTGCTGCTATTGTCTCTTGGGAGAACTCTCGGATAGACTAGAGGGCGATCACTCTCTTCTACCTGACCAAACAGGAATTGAGTGTGCTTCTGTACTGTAGACTTCAGGGGATTGAGTTTGACTGGGTATAGTTCAACGGACTTCCCCTGACGCTCCACCTCCTCGTCAAGCTTTGTCCCATCGTACCAGCCCTCGGCTTCGTTGTATTGACCTAAACGCTTGGTGTATTCCGATTCTGGAAATCCCTCCATATCGGTCAAGCGCCACTCGGGTTTCGGTTTACGGAGTTGTTCTAGGAATGTCTCAACTTGGTCGAGTATCATGAAATAAGGTGCGTATTTGGTTGTGCTTCTGTTACGTTCTTATCTCATCTGGACTCCCACATGGGAGTTACTTACCGATTATATACAACGTTGTTACTCTTTGTCAATGACAGGTTTCTTGGGAAGTCCGTATAATTTGTGCCTCCGATAGCTCGTGGCGACCAAATCTCTGTCTATTAAGCGCTCTTGTCTATCAACGTACAACGGCTCTCCCTGCTCTGACTTCACCAGCAAGGCGTTGACTTCTGTCAGCTTTCCAATCAATCGGTTCAGGATTCGCATCAGGGTGGTTCTTATCCACGTTCGAAGGGTCGTAAGCAAAGTAGACACGAACTGCGTGAGCCGCCATACAAAGCGTCGCCACAATATCTTGCGTAATCTTAGCAGACGAATTAGACTTGTCTTTATCTGGATCATAGTTGCTCAACTGTGAACGTATTCCGTGTACGATATCGGGCCATAACATCAGCCCTGCCTCTAAGTATAACCTACCTGCAATAATGTGTGCGGTCTTTTTGCTGGAACTGAAGTCCATTCCAGAAATAATGGGATTGGTAATCCTGTTGATAGCAATATCCCCAAGCCACTCCATTCTTTGTGTTGTCTCATCCGTTCTACCTCCGCTGAGGTAGAGATTGAGTATCTCATTGGTATTCTTCTGCGGGCCAGTACTATCAACACCTGTAAACGCAGGATCGTACATTACCATAAACTTCAGCAGTTGTCTAACGAACGGGGTAATTGAGCCATTGCCGTTTCCCCACCAGAAGGCGACGAGAGACATCTTATACTTCGGGAAATCAGAGACATCCCACACCATAATAACAGGGCTGTTCCTGTCAGGAGCATTATCTGTGCCTGGATCGGCTGTGATGAAGTACTCATGCCCCTCAACCCTCGGCGTAGTAAAGTAAGTGATCCCTGCACCGTAGGTCGTTCGTATATCATACCCTTCCACTCCGTTTTCAAGTCTGTCTTGTAGGAATTTGCTGTACTCCTTATCTTCGGCCTCCTTGATACTATCAATAGAAAAGAATTTACCCCTACCTTCAGGTCTCATGCCTTCAAGGAACTGCTCACGCTCATCTTCGGGTATGTCCTCGATCATGAACTTTAGCTGCTCTTCAGTTACGTTGCCGTTGTGCCTTGTAGCTACCGTGAATGAGAAGTAGTCATTTGGTAACTGCCTTGCAAGGTCATATCTCATCCACAGTTCAGGGTTGTCCCAAGAGTTTGACGTAAGGCTCATCCTCCCCAATCGCTGTCTCCCTCTTACGTGTCCTCTCAAGCGGCTACCCAAGTTCCTGAGTGTCTCGGCTAGACTGTCAATCTGTCCAGCCTCGTCTATATTCAGCCAGTCTCCTTCCCATGAAAGAATCTGCTTTGCGTTGTCGCTGACCGACATAAACTCCATTGTAGAAACGATAAGTGTATTGCCGATATAGAAGCGGAACTCGATTAGCGGGTATGGTCGCTTGACTGTTCTCCACATCAAGTCCTCTACCCTACACCCCCTTGATTCCTTTGTCAGAAAGTCGTACATCAGCTCTGACTGCCACGAGAGGGGTGCGGCATTGAGAAAGGCGAAGTCTGGTACTGTCATGCACCATGTTGCTGCCGAAATACCAATACCTCTTGTTTTCCCGCTGCCGAACCCCCCAATAATTACCATACGCTTTTGAGAGGCATGGTGAGTTTTTCTCTGCCACGCACCCTCTGGATCGAACCTGTAGTCGAAGATCCACCCCTTCTCTGCCCCTGGTGGACGCCAGAAGTAATCAGTAATGAGATCGGCGTTCTCTCGCCCCCCTTTGATGAGATCAATCTCTTTATCGGTAAGACTTACTGGTACTTTAGGCATTAGTCGTCATGCACAGCCGAATTGAAAGATTGCTCAACCTTGAAGATTTCCCGCACATCCTCGATGGGAATGGGAACACCCAATTTCCACATCTCTCGTAATTCCTTTGTCTCCTGTCGTGGGAACACAAAAACGGTCTTGTATCCTGCTTTGAAGTATTCAACAGGTAGGAATCCTTTTGCCCAAAGAGTTACTACAAGCGGTCTGTCTGTCAGTTGGATAAGAGCATCTTCCTCAACGGCTTCTTGGTCAGAAGCTAGTTGATTCATAAAGATTCTCCGTAGATTGTGGTAAGAACGCTATGGATTGATCCGCTTGCTGGATTACCCTATAGTTCAGGCTTCCTTTTGTTATCCACCCTGGATATTGACCAGTCGGGCCTCTTTCCTGCGCCCGCAACTCCATCAACTTTGCCCAAATGTCGGGGTCACTTTGCTGTGTGATCCTGCCATCATTCGTTGCCATTTCGTCTCCTATGTACTTTCATTGTCGTTTCTATTCTCGCTATCTCACGTTCTACTTTCAGTATGTGATCGACGTGCGGAAAGTCGTCTATACCATCTTCATTCCAAGGCTGCTTGATGCCAAGTACTCGAATACCATTATCGGCTAAATCGTGCATCACGTCAAGTCTATCTTCGACGTGGAGGTCAATCTTTAATTTCTTACACACCTCTGCCTTATCCTCTGCTAAATATACGTCGCCAGGGCAAGGAAAGCCATTTATAACCAGCCACCTTGTTGTTGTTTTAGCAAGACTCGCGGGTCTCGAAGATATGTAGTAGACGAACTTCGTCATGCCGATATCGTGAACCATGCGAACAACGTCTGCCCTTGCAGGGTGTTGGTAAAGAGACGGATCGGGAAGAAGCTCATTCCATTTCTCAGTAGAGATATGTAACCACCCGTTCTTCCAGAACTGAATGTAATCAGGGTAGTCCTTCCGAAAGAAGCTATCCCATACTATCTGATGCCAGGGATATAACACTCCATCAAGATCGAATGATATCTTCATCTTTGATTTCTCTCCATATAGGTCTGTATACAACAACTAAGCCTACCATGTGTCCACAACGACGACATTTAGCTAAGCGCTTGTTCATTCTAAAATAGCGGTGTCCTCTCCACCAGCAGATAAATCTCGCAACCATTTCTTGAACCTTTCTATATATGGGTCTAAGTATCCAGGCTTATCTTCTGCGACGTGTTTCTCCATCATTGGGAGCAACATCTTGATTTGTAGTCTAATCGATATGTACATATTGATCCAGTACCACCAATAAGATATGACTGCTCTGTAAACGGATGGTTGAGAGTGATCCCAGCCGTACAGGAATAGATACAATGTCCATGTAAACGCAAAGAATATCATGTGGACGAATGTAAGTCCCGCCCACAGCCATGTTCTAGGTTTCGTACCCTCGCTCTCCACTAGGCCACTCCTTCTCGGTAAACTCCATAATATGTTCGTGGTCACCAAAAACACGCCCACCATCTATGTGTTCGTAACCAACCACAAAGAAACGACCTGTATCATTTATCAAGATCAGGTCGCCTACAAACAAGAACCCCGTTTTGCTGTGTTGATGCTCCATATTACTAATTGTACACTGTAATGGTAATAAGAAGATTAAATCATCGGTCTGGCAGATAATCTAATCCACTAGGGGATGGAATCTCTTCGGACTGCATCTCCTTCATCATGGCAAGATAGTCTTTCCTTGCCTTCTCGTACTCTTCTCTGACGAACTTGTTCTGGATCTCGTCTTGCTCCTTCATTTTCCTCAACTGCTCTTCAGCATCCGAGAGCCATTGATTGTGTTCACGTGTAATCCTGTTCTTCCTGACAATGAGCCACAATCCTGCAAAGCCCGTGAAGAAGATTACGATCCAGAAAGTATAGGACATTGCCTCGGTGCATAGTTGCATAAGATTTCCTCCAATGTAGGATATAGTTCGTATTCGTCTGCCACCCAACCCTCATAGGGAATCCAACATTGTGAATTGTCGGGCGGGTGACACTCAGGGCCATGAATACGCTCGGGTACTAGCAGCTTGTCTTTCTCGAAAAACCCATAGAACTGAACTAGGTTATCGACTACATAGACGAGGGCAAACACATCACACAAGTATTGTTCGGGGTCTTTTGTGGTTGGGCATATAAGCCTCTTGTTCACATAATACTTGGTTAGTGTTTTGACATCTACCCAAAAGCCGCCAAGGGTGGTGTCTCCTCTTTTACCCGCCACGTCCTTATCGGCTTTCAGTTCCGTGTGAAAGAATGTTCCGAACATCTTGCAGAAGCCCATCTCTCCTCGAAAACTGATAGCCTCTTTAGTAGGCGTGTCATGGCTGGTGAAGTTGTTGTTCTCTTGACCTCTTTCCTCAAGAGTGGTGATCCTTCCATTGCTCATCATGTTACAGATCGCCATCTCTTGAGCGTTCAAATATACCTCTCTTAGTGCTGGCATTTCTAACTCCTTTTCGGAGCATCAACACAAAACAAACTACGGGATTACTCGTCCACCTCCTACGTTAGAGTCATTATACAACTCACACTTGATATCGTCATTGTAATACCTACAGATATAGGTATTTCCGTCCATCTGATGAAGTTCCACCTTATTGGGTGAAGTTATCA